AATTTGTTGAATCTAAATTTTGAACGATAATATTTTTCTTTGCTGTTGTTAGACCACCAGATGCTACTGGAGTAAGTGAGTTTGGTGATGCTCCAGCAGTTACAATACCAGCAGCAAATACATCAACACTTCCAGTAATTGCTTCAGCATTTACACAATATTGAACACCACTATCATCATCAGCATCGGTCCAAGTCAAAGTACCACCATTTAAAGATGTGGTTAATTGACTCGCATTTGATAATTTAATCAACTCATAATAGCAATCACCAGATTGAGCAAAAATGCCAATCGTGTTTGGTCTTACACTAATTCTATTTGGATAACCTTTGAAATCGTTTTTGAGACGAATTGCCATCAGAGGGAATCTTGTTCCTCCAGGAGCAATCGTAGTTCTGATTGCTGGAGAAGTAACCGCCCAGTCAATACCACTTTCAACATATCCGCCTTCAGACATTACTGTAGAACAAATCTGATCCATAGATCCACCAGTAGTTGTTCCAGTATTTCTAATCTCGCATCTTACTGGGAGATTGGGATTAGACATATAAACTTCTGTTAGTTCGTTGGAGCAGTAGTATTCATGTGCTAAAACAATCTGACCATCATGAACAAATCCGCAGCGAATTCTACCAACTCCAAGCCACTGGAAGTCAATATAAACTAGTTGAGTTTTTGAAGTATTGATATTGAACTTGGAAGGACCAGTTCCATCACAAGGATCAATATTCCATTCTGATTGTGGAACTCTTCTCTTGTAATTTCCTACTGTTGCTTCACTAGCACTACCACCAACATAGGAACGAACTACAAAGTTAAGTGTGCCGTTGTTTGTTCCGTTAGCAGTAGAACCACCAACTTGCTCAAAGTAAATGCCATCTCTATCATCAAAATATCCAGTTCTCTTGGTTACATTCTGTTGGGCGTAACCAAAGCATACTGAACTAAAGATGACTTGAGATTTTCCTGGCTGGTAATGATGATAGAACTTTGTTTGATGAACAGCACTAGAAGCAGTATTGGATGTTGTAGTCATCGTGGCAGCTGCTTTGTTGGCGGTAAATTGAATATCACCGCCATTTGTTTTTACATCAAGAAAGTTTGGGTCAATAGCATAGATGTGCTTATAGTCGCCAAGAGTAAATGTCTCAGCAACTCTTAAACGACCAAAGGCATCAACAGCAGTCGCACCAGTTCCAGCAGTAAGTTTGCCGAAGTTATCGGCAATCATGACTACCTCAAAGTTTGTTTTTTCCTGTGGCAGGAAATCCTCGTAGTGTTTGCTATACTGTGCCATTATGCTAATATCGGATTGTTGCTAGTATCATGACGTTGATAATTAGCAGGAGTTCTATTTGTGTTGTCGTAGTTCCTTGCTTGAAATGTTCCAGGAGTTCTTACAGCATTATCATAAGCATGGGCGACGAAATCGCCGTTCCAATCTTTATATGTAATGTCAGTCCATCCTTCCGTACCATCGAAGATTGTTACATCTACGGAGGTAGGTTGTGGAGATACAATTGTATTAGTAGTATCGTACCTGACGTATGCCATTTAGATTACACCTCTGAAGATATTTATCGTTTGCCGCCGCCCATCTGCTTCAGCATCTTCTGCAGCTCTGTGGTGCTTCCAACAAACATAGCGTTGTTGGTAACGCGGGATGGTCCTTTCTTTTCCTCGTCAAGATCTTTCATCTTCTTATGAAGATCTTGGAGTTTCTCAGTCATGTCTGCAACGTGCTTCATCGCCGCTACAGCGACTTCATACGCTCTGGGGTGCCCTGACTCCTGAGCGACCTCTAAAGCGCCTCTGACCGCCTCCTGACCCTGATCTATGAGTGTGTATAACTCACCCCTGGTATATTCGTAATCTTTTTGTCGATCATCCTTATCAGATTCGCGTTCCTTCTTGATAGGTTTTGGTTCTTCAACAACCTCGGCACTAATATTCAAAAGTTCTTCCATGTTCTCTTCAAGTCCCATAGTAATCAATTATAGAATGTCAATCCGTCGTTGAATCCAAAGTCATCATCAGCAGTTACTATTGCAGTATCTGCTGCATCAACGTCACCATCACCATCAAGATCTTCTGTTGCGACAGGTGTATAGACTCTAGTTACAACTCTCTTATTGACAGAATTATCACCAATCGTCTCATGGATGATTGCTTTCTTGATGATATCCGATGTGCTGTAAGGACCGTAGAAGTATGTCTTGGCAGTAAAGCGCATAGTATAGACAATATATCTACGCTGCATATAATCATCTTCCCACTCATCTTCGTAAGCAATATCATTCAAGACAATCGCAACATCTCTCCTCTCATCCATATCTGGAATCATGTTGAGAGTGAGTGAAAAAGATGGTTGGAAGTATGGTAGAATCTGTTCCACAATTTGTAGAGCATCGTCCTGAGACTTTGCGATAACACCTAACTCGAAACTTAGATTATAAGGAACAGGAACATACTGAGTTCTGACCTCATTACCATTATCATCAATGATCGCTTTGTATTTTTGAATTGGTGATGTCTTACGGGTAGGATCGTATTCAATTCCTGTCATCTCAAAGTAGAGACGTGGTAAAGTAATTGCTACCTTTCTGCCTACTTCTGGATTCTGTTCTAGGCGAGCAAGGAATTTTTGTTTTGGACCATAAGCAAGAGGAACCTTTTCTGCCTCTAGGATAAGACCTGTTCCAGGATCTTTCTTTTTCAACTCAATATTGTTGAAGAGTGTTCCAAAAGCAATAATATTCTTGCGTGTAATTTCGTTATAAAAATGTGATCCTAACATCAGATGCTACCTGTATAATTTCCAAATTCACCGAATGGATTTCTTTCTGTCCAATCAACAATATTATCAGCTGTGTTTTCGATCTCTCTATTCTGATCGTATTCGCTGTTCGTATTATTTAGAGTATCGAAAGTACCAACAACCCAGACAGCACCACTATCATCACCAGTTACTGTTTCACCAGTAGCAAATGTTCCAGTTCTGTTGATGACTTGTAGAGTTCCAGTAAGTGGATTCCATGATTTAACAGTAGCAGTTACACCAGTAATTCCTCCAGTAACCAATTCACCTTCTTCAAAATCATCAGTTCCACCAGGACCAAACTGAATAGCAATAGCAGAACTGAATAGTTTCTCAATATCATCAATTGCTGGAACTCCAGTATCGATAAGATCATTACCGACCTCATAGATTTCGGCAGTAATAATAAGAAATTGAATTTTGCCCAACTGATAGAAAGGACTTTCTCTATCAACAAATTTGATCTCGTATAGATCAGTTGTGAGTGGAAAGTATAGCAGATCACCTTCGTTCGGTCTTCCAGCAACGGTTAATTGTGGAGTATATTGTGCTTCTGCTTGATCCCATCTTCTGCTAGACACGATGAACCTTACTTCATCAGTAATGCGAATACCAAACTTACTGATGAATTCTGATTGTTCTCCAAATCCTTCCACATTCTGCAGGAGCATTTCAACTTGAAATTGATCTTGATACTTTGAGTAGATAATATCATCGAGAGTATTATCTCTCAGAATAGTTCTAGGTAGGTAATAGATATCTGTCCCGAACAACTTGATCTGTTCGTCAGCAAGATCCTGAGCTAAGTTCTGCTCTCCAGGATGACCTTGATAGTAGGTAGGAAAATAAGGACTAGTAGGCATTTTATCCGATCATATCAAGTGGTGGAACTGCATACTTACTGAGGACTTCACTTTCGATAGTTGCTATCTCACCAATAGCATCCTCATATAACTGTCTGCCGTTGAGTGTCAAACCGCCAGGCAGTTGAACGTTGTTATACTTGATTAGGTTTTGACCCCATTGCTTCTTCATTAGAGCAGTAGCGTATCTCTTCACAAACATGTCATTATACATTTCTGTTGCATCGTTGGGATCGATTAGTCTATGAGCTTCGATGAGAATATACTTACCTTCTGCAAGGAAGTCAGCATCTACATCTAGATACAAACGATCACGACGCATGGTATATCTGAACTGCTGAAATGATCCGTTGTTGAGAACCATATCAAGAGTTTCTAGATATTGTTTTGTCATGAAGTAGTTTAAAATATCAAGTGATCCAAA